ACTCACGCAGGGCCTTGAACTCCTCCACGTCAGCTTGAGCGTCCGCTATACGGGCGTTCGTCTTACGGTTCACCCACGCACGGATGCCCCATTTTATCCCCTCGATCCCGCCCATCGCGCCGGTTATCGCCAATATCGTATTCAAATCAACTCCCATAACTCGTTTTCTTTTAATATATACGGGGGCTTTTATTTGCCCACCCCCGATAAAGGCTTATAATATTTTCTATCTGTTCTCCAACTCTTCCACCCTCTTCTCAAGTGCCTTGACCTTGGCGTAAAGCTCCTTGATCCCGTTGATCCCAAATGCGGTCAACATCTGGATATAATCCACGCCGTAATAGGAATCCCCGTTATCCGGTGTTATGAGTTGTACCGCCTCCGGAAGAACCTCTCGGACGGCTTGCGCCGACACGCCGATGCGAGGGATCTTGTCCTCGTCCTCCTTCATCGTGTAGTAGAAGGCGGATATACCCTCCAGCTTATCCAACACGTTCGGGATATCGAAGAAGACGCTCTTCAGGCGGATGTCCGAGGAGGTCAAGCCTTGGTAATTGGTGATATACACATGGGCCGTGCTCGCGGCGTCCTTGTTGATGTACAGGTTGGCTATATTCCCGGGACTGTTCCAGCCATAGATACCGTTGCCGTTATCGATCCGTACCCCCAAGAACGGGTATCTCCCGCCCGGGGCGTTAAATACGACCCCCGTGCCCTCCCTGTACAACACTTTCTCTACCCCCATGTCATAAAAATAGGGGCCGAATCCCTCAAAGAAGACACCTCCCCATGAGCTACGGTCTCCGAACTGGCCGGCGAACTGCGTGGTCTTCCCGATGGTCAGCATTCTCGGGAACGTTATCTGGGTACGATCCGAGACGGACGTATCCACGATCAGTGACCCGTTCGTGATGGTGAAGTTTCCGATCCTTGCCAAGTTCGCAAAGATCTCCTCCACGTCAATCTCCGAGGCTGCTATCTTCCGTGCCATCAGCAAATCGGTCGCCACGCTGGAGAAGTTCGCCCCGAAGGTGTCCCAATAGGCGGTATTGGTCGGATGTTTCCCCTTGAAGGTAGGCTCGTTATCATCCACCTTAGCCACATAATACGAGCGGGTGCCATCGCTATTCTTGATCGATACGATATCGGTAATCTTGGAGCTGGCGTTATAGGTAGCGCTTGAGTCGTAATCGCCACGGTAGGTGCAGCGGGGGCCACGATCGCCACGGGGACCGGGATCGCCGTCTTTCCCGTCCTCGCCATCCGTGCCGTCTATCCCGTCCTTTCCCGGTTTGCCTTCCTCTCCCTTGATCTTGGATACGCTCCATGCGCTCCATACCCCGTTTCTCTTGGTGCTGGTGGCCATCCAGATCGTGTCCGTACTTTGGGTGTCGCTCCACTGGGTATTGGTATTAGGATGACCGTTTGGGGCCGACGGGTTCGCTACGGATGAGAACTCCACGTCGAAATCGGCCGTGTCCGTCATTTGCCTCGGGGTCGTCCACGCCGCTTGCTGTGGATCCTTCCCGTCTGACGAGAAGATCCGGGTGGAGGCCCACAAGATAGCCTCACCGGACGGGATTCCGTCGCTCCATCCCTCCGTGGTCGGTAACGGGGAGGCGTACGAGCCGCCAACGGGGACGGCGGGCGTGGCGTTCGTGCGGATGAACACCGTGCTCTTGAAACTGTTCGAGCCTTTCGCCACGAGTTTTTTCCAGTGCCTCGTGTCATCGGGGGTTATTCCGGGCGTGGTTTGGGATATACACTTATACACGTTACCATCGTAAGATACCTTGTCGCCGGGGTAATAGACGGACTTATCGGAGTAAGCGCCCCGATCCACCTCCGGATAATCGATCTCGCCGGAGGGCGATTGGTAGATACTGCCTTTCAACACGAGACCGTCTCGCTGATCGTATGAGAGGAAGGCGTTATTATCTCCGATCCGGAACGCCTTGGAGAGCATGTCCCAGTATTGCGTGCCGTCCGTGTTGATGATCTTGTTCAGCCGCATCCAGCCCGGGCCGATCTCGCTGAAGCCGTAAAGCGTGGAGAAACTGCGCTGGCCGTCCACCTCTGTACTCAAGGCCCCGCAAAGGAGATTGTAATACGAGCCGTCGTCCAAGTCCCTCGGCTCCTTGCTCAACAAGAACGTGCCCGCCGATCCCGACTTGGCGCAGCGGGCGTATAGATACATGGCCTCCGTGTCATCCCCCAAATAGGGAGACGTATAGGCCGCCATGTTCCAGTATTTGTACTCGGTCACCTTGTGGGAGGGTGCGAGCGAGTCTATCCCCAATGTCATGTGCTGCAAGATCCCGGAGGGGGTGGTAAGCGTACGTCTCTGCCCGTCATACGTGAAGGCATGATCCACCTCGGTGACCGCCTGTCCGTCCTCCGTGGGAATACGGTTGACGAAACGGAACTGCAACGACTCATGTCCCACCAATACCGACATGGTGCGAAGCCACGACATCGCCTGCCCCTTGCCGTAATCCTTGAACGCTTTCTCCAGCATCCCCTGCATCTCCACCGCGTCACGCCAACGGCGAAGGGTGAACGATACGGCCTGCTTGTGTCGTGTCTCGTTCGTCACCTCCTCGCTCTCCAGCTTTCCCAGCTCATCGGACAGGAAACCGCCTACCGGCGTGTTGGATAGCTCAAGCTCCGGGCTGTGGGGCCTATTGATGTAATCCCTCACCCCGGTGATCCGGATCAGGATGCCGTTCGGCTGGAATTGCGGGTCGCTGAAATCGACATAACCGCCGGGTACCAACTTGGCGCCGATCGCCAGCCAATTCTTCTTGGCCCATATGCCGTCCAGCTCTCCGCCGAACGTGAATTGCCGCTCCTCACGCTCGTAAAGGCAGCGTACCGCCTCCCGGAACATCTCCCAGCTCGCCCCGGTCTTGGTGGCGTTGTCGCACACGTAGGCGGTGGGAAGGGAGATATTGAAGACGGCGTACTTGTCGCCGACCTCCGGATACAGGGAGGCGTTCGGCAGCGTCATGCCATCCTGCTCGGACGAGACGATCTCGAACTTACGGCCGTCATGTACGTACTTTACGTCGAACTCACGGCCCGCAAGACGGCCTGTCTGGAAGATCACGGTCATGGTCTGGCCGGCGATCAGGCAATCCTCGAAATTAAGGTTATCAGGAATTGACGAGTCGTAGAAATCATAGAACGTGACATCGTTCCCGTCCGTGTCCTCGCCCGGCTCCGTGTCGGTCTCGCTCACCGTACCGACCCGGGATGGATATATATCGCTGGCGTCGTAGCTGTCCTCATTATAAGAGGAAAGGGGCTTGTCCGCGCGAGTGACATACATCCCGTCCTTGTCGGTCTTGTAGCGTCTGCCTTGGTAGGAAAGCTCCTGCGACTTGGGGAGCAGCAAGGTCTGGCTTCCGTAGGCCGAATAATCGATATTCCGCTCGCCACCTTGCACGTAAAGGATCTCCACGGGGAGGTTGTCGCCTTGGTTCGCACGACCTACACCGGGAAGGAATCCGTTACCTTTTCCGTAGGATAGCTTTAGAGGAGCGTCCTTGTAATACTCCACCTTGCGGAGGTTGATAGTTTTGCCCACGATCTCGAACTCCGTGTCGAACTCCTCGGCCAAACGCCCCAATACAGCCCAGCATTTATCATGGTTGAACGACAACAGTTTCTCCGGGGCCTCGATCACCGTGCCGACCGTCCAGCCGGAATCATAGAGATTGAGGTTGTCCACCAGCAGCTCCACGAACATCCTCGGCGTGGCCGTCATGACGAACTTGAGCTTGTACGGCTTGTCGGACAACAGCTTGTACTTATATTTTTTCAGGATCTCCTCGTTGCCGCCGAAGGTGACGGTATAGTCGAATACCCTCGTGCCCTCCTTCTTGAAATCCGAAGGGTACCACAGCGTGTACCTTTCCCCCTGGTACTCGATATACGTCCCGGTGGGCAGCTCCACGTGATCCACTAGGGAGTAACGCAGCTCCACCTTCTTCGCTTGCGCTATCGCCCGGTAACGATAGCTGTCATCGTCCACCGGGATGTCAAGCAATACCTCGCCCGTCTTATCATAGATACGCATCTCGAACGGTATTTAAAGGGTGTTCGAGACGCTTTCGGGCATACCCAGCAAGGCACGTACCCTCGCCTTGCAGTCGTTACGGTAACGTTCCAGACAGGCGAACTCGGCCTCAAACTCGGCCTTTCTCTCATTATCCGAGCTCAATTTATTCAGCGTTATCGCCTCTACCCGATCGGCGGAATACTCTCTCCGGATCAATCCGGACACGAGACTGTCATAACTTGCGGAAGTAGCCTCGACCAGCGTGCCGCCATCCTCGCACGTGCCGGTATAGGCGTAAGCCGTGCAAGGCTCCGGTTCCGGTTCGCCCCCGTGGCCCTCCGGAACGTGGTTCTCCAAGACCTCCTCGTTCAGGTATAGCAGGTAATGGTTGTCATCGTATTTTACGAATGTCTTTCTCTCCGTGTAAATCGCTCTTGTCTCCATATATTTAAATGTTTTTTAGCCGACCCGGGAGGATCGGCCAAGAGCGATCCCTACGGGTCAAGTGAACCTGAAAAATTTCTTACCGAACTTGTTGGTGAGCACCTTTATCACGGTATCCACCGGCAAGTCCTCGTGAGAGAAGTCCGTGAGCGCCTGGTCGATCAAGACGGCGGAACCGGTGAAAGCGTAACGCTCCTCGCCTTTCCATCGGAAACGTATGGCGAGGCACTTCTTTGGCGTGCCGTCCTCGTTTCTCTCGATCTTGCTATCCTCGATTTTATAATCAATCAACTCTATGAGTTTATCATCCTCCGGCCCTCGTTTATCCTCCGGTATCCGGGTATCATAAAGTATATCCTCGAATCTCATTTTCCGGTCGGCCGGGAGATCCTCCCACGGACTTTTTTTATTCCTTATCACCTGTCCCAGTCTTTTCCTTGGTGTTTCCATTCCTAATTTATTTAATAGATTACTCGTATCAGCGTGTTGGATGAAGCCTATACGGGAAGAGGCCCTCCTCCTTATCTCCTCGTCCGGCAAACCCTTCTTTCTCAGTCTCGCTATCTGGCGGCAGAGAGCCACCTTGTTACGTTTCCGGACACGGACATGATCCGGGAAATGCACGTATCCCCCCGTATCGACACCGTCCGTCACGTGCCCGATCTTCCATCTCGGGTTAAGACCGATCCTAAGCTCGTTAGCGTAATAAAGACCGATCCACTCGATGACAAGGTGCAAGAATACGGTGTCCTCATGCAGTATCAGGACATCATCGGCGAGACGGTAACAGAAGTCCAGACGGTTCAGATATCCCTTGAACCTGTCCGAGAGGTATTGGATCCCCTTGGATAACTCCTCCATGTCCTTGTCCGTCTTGGCGGTGGCCATCCTCTCCTCGATATATCTTCTCGTATAATACCCGACCAAGGCCGGGCATTCCCCGACATGGAAGCACCGCTTCAAATCGTGATCGAAAAGATAAAGATAGACAAGCGAGAAGAACTGCGCCAGCTTCGTGCCGGGAAACATACCGGTATCCCCCTCGACGCTGTCAATGATCTCATCAAGCCTTCGCAATAAATGATTATCCTTGATACGTGTCCTGAGCTGGCTTTTCAGTACCGGGTGATTGACGGTCGGATAGAAGTGGTGGATATCGCACAGGAGATAGTCGGTGGTACGTTCCGGATATTTTCTCAGGACCTTCCGGATCATCCTCATGTAGGCGTGGGGACCGCGT